CCGAAATTTCCCCCAATATTTCACTTATTTTTGTGCACAATGCCGAACGCGCCGAAATCGGTTCCGGACTTCACGACAGTAAAGCGCTCACTTTAGGACAGTAAAGCAATGATGTAAGTGTTCATAGTTTGTTAACATATCCGGTCGCTATTTGTGCTATAATAAGTATAGAAAGGAGCGTGTACGAGATGAAAATAATTAAACTGCCAGTTGAATACATCCGTTTTCTGAACGAAGAAAATCATGTAATATACGGAAGTTATGAATACTGGATGTTTCTGAAATCGCATAACGGCTTTGGTTGGCGCGTTGGGTACAAGCGCCGCAATATTAAAACCGGTGACACCGAAGAGGTGAAAATCGTATGACGTTGAAAGACTATCACAAGTTTACTTTGGGCGCGTCCGACCATTTGACCCGCTGCCGCGTGTTGTGGGGCGGGGCTGAAATCCTGAACGATTATTTTAGTCATTTAAGCGATACCGGGCAGAATATTAAAATCCGTTCGGCTCGATACGATGAAAAGCACGATGTCTTGACCGCGTATGCGACGGACAAGGGTTTTGTTGAATTCCGCGAAGAGTTGAGACGTCGGCAGCATCAGGAAGGGAGATATAAGAAGTATGACCACAAGAAATAATGCGACATTTAAAGTATGTCACATATACGTCTATCATAGCAATAAAGGTTTGTGGAACGCGGGGAGTTGCGTTTATGTAGACCCCCGTGAAATCCGCAAGTTCTATGATTGCATTCGCATATGTCTTTTGGGGGCTGCAGATTGCGTGTTGATGGAAACGCCGGACGGGTTTAGAATTGAGGTGTTCAAGTAATGAATATGGCAATCGTTCACGACATTGTTTTGATGCTCCTTTATGGATGCCTTTGCTTGCTGTTTTCTATAGTTGTGGCGATTCCTTTAAATTTACTGCTGAAGGCAATCGGTTATTGGTTGGCGGATAGAGACTTTGAAAGGAGACATAGCAATTATGGCAAGAAGCGCTAAGCATCTTCCGAAGTACGCCCCGCAGACGTGGAGCTACTACAGCCCCAATGCTACAGACCCAAACCAGCTTACAAACGCGGAGCTTGTGAAGGTTATTCGCAAGGCTGCAAAGGCGGCAAACCAGCGTTTGCGCGCTCTGGAAAAGAGCGACGTTATTAACACGGCAAAGACTGGTGCGTACAAGTACGCAGAAAGTCAAATGCCGGGCAAAATCAAGCCCCGCTTTAATGAGCGGCCCAAAGAGAACGCGGCAAGAACGACGCTAAAGCAGCAGTATTTGCAGTTGCGCGAATTTATTACGATGAAAAGCAGCACCGTCACCGGCGTGCGTGCTATCAGAGATGCACGCTATCAGACCGCCGTGCAGCGCGGTTTCAAAGGAACTCAAGAACAATGGGATATGGCCGTCCAGAAGTTTTTTACCAAAGCGGCAGAAAAATTGTTTGACAGTGATAAAATTTATGATGCCATTACCGGCAATAATTCGGACGTGCTGGAAGATATCATAACGGCAGACCGGGACGACCAAACGACAAAAGGTCAAGCGCTGCTAGACTATATAAGGAGAATAACATAAAATGAGAGAATCGCAGGGCGTGCTTGTTAGCGAATGTTTAGCCGAATATTTGCCGCGCCTTGGGTGTCCGCAAAAAGTCAAGCGTACCAAAGGGCGCAAATATATGGCTAGTTATCTTGACACAACAGCAACATTTGACATTGAAACCACCAACACAGATACAGACGGTTTTGCCTATAGCTGGCAAACCTGTATTGGTGGCGTGGTCATTGTTCCTAGGTATTTTGAGGATTGGGCAGAAATGCTGGAAACTCTGGTGGATAAATGGGGCGTTAATGAGAAGAACCGGCTTGTTCTGTATGTGTATAATCTGGGTTATGAGCATCAATATATTATGCAGCTGTTAGCGGCTCGTTGGGGGCTGGCTGATAGCTTGTACACGAAGAGCCGCAAGCCCTTGTATTTGCGCTTTGATAACGGTATAGAGTTTCGGGATAGTTTCAAGCTGTTCCAAAAGAGCCTTGCCAGCGCAACCGAAGGTTGCCAGCACGCAAAACTTGCAGGCGACCTTGATTATACGGTATATCGTACTCCTGATACGCCGCTGACAGATACAGAATTTGCGTATTGCGTCAATGATGTGTTGGGCCTGTACGAAGCAATTGAACGCCTGAAAGCCGAACACGGCTATAATCAGGCGACTGTACCATATACTAACACAGGCATGGTCATTGAAGCAGTGCGCAAAGAAATAATGCCCGACCGGCGATGTATGGCAGCTATCAAAGCGCTGCAGCTTGACCGCGAACAGATGGCGCTTGCATATCACTGTATGGCGGGTGGAGACACGCACGGTACGCGTTGGCGTGCCGGGCGCACCTATACCAATTGTAACTCCTACGACTTCAAGAGTGCGCACCCGTCGCAGCAATTGTTGTGGAAATTTCCATCGGGTGCGCCTGTAACGCTGCCCGCTGATTTACCGGAAGAGGATTTGCAGAAATTTATCAAGGCCGGGTATGGCTGGATAGCGAAACTCTGTATCATTAACCCCCGGTGCAAGCCTGAATGTCCTGACCCCTGTATTTCGTTCAGCAAATGCCCCGACGTATTGGGCCTTGATGAACTGGACAACGGGCGAGTGCTGGGAGCCGATGCTCTTTTCTGGTATTGTGATTCAAACGACTACCAGCGGTTTGTTGATGGGTATACCTATGATAAAATAGTTGCAGCTGAAAGTGTGGCGCTTCGGCTGGATTATCTGCCTGATTCTTTCCGCAAAACGATTTACGAAAAGTTTCGTGTAAAAGAATCGGAAAAAGGCAGTCCGGATTATGATTTTGCAAAAATTTGTGTCAATGCCATTTTCGGTGCATGTGCACAGAAAACGGTGCGTGATGAATACGGTTGCGACCCTGACACGCTGGATTGCACGCACACAAGCTGGATAATGAACTTGCAGAGTAAAGACGATGCCGAAATCCAGAAATCACAAGAAAAGAAATTTCCTTTCTTGTGGGGCCTGTGGACTGCTTCACTTTCCCGTCTCAAGCTGTGGGACATGCTGAAGCGCGTAGGCTGGGAGCGGGTCATATACTGGGATACAGATTCTTGCAAATTTGAGGGTGAAAAGCAGCCCGCCATTGACGACTATAACGCCGTCATTCGTGCGCAATGCGTGCGGCGTGATTGTGTAGTTGAAAAGAAAGACGGCAGCAAAGTCTATATTGGCGTTGCAGAGGACGAGCACCCGCAAGACCGGTATGGAATGCAGGCATTCCGGTTTTTACATGCAAAGTGTTATGCTTGTGTTGATGCAGACGGGACGATTGAGAGCACGATTGCGGGAGTGAACAAGAGAGCGGGCGTAAAGGCTCTTGATGGCAGCATTGACAACTTGCGTGATGGGCTGTTGATATCCCCCGCAGGCGGTCAATGTCTGGCATACCATGATGAACCCATTCGCACCCGAACCGACTTTGCAAAACCCACGGTTTCCGCGTCGTGGGTTGTCATGACCGACCGTGAATACCGGGTGTCGGATGAACGCAGTCTTTTAATGGAATGTGAGGTGTTAGTATGAGTTTGGAGTATTTAGAAGGATATAGCAATCAAGGGGGCGCAGCAGACGTGTGGATATTACGAGATGAAGCGGGGGAAATTATTGCTTTCACGACGCAGATTTTCACAAATTGTTAACACATCAAGACGGGAAATGTGGTATTATATAATCACAGAAAGGAACAAACCAATACAGACGGACAGAAAGGACAAAACCATGAAAAAGTATAGAGTATATGTTTACAACAATGAAGAAAAATTTCACGATTGTTATGAAGTCAACGCAAAAGACCCGGTTGACGCACGAAATGTAGCCGTGCAACGACTGGTTGAAGAGACCGGAGACGGGTTGAACGTATACGAGATAACCGAAGTACAAAAGGCCGATTGACAAAGCAAGCCGATACCCCGCGCAAGCGGGGTTCATTATAACAGACAGAAAGGAAAACATTATGAAACTGACAGGCTATTACATGACCGCCGTAGCAAAAACTGAGTTGGGTATCACTGATATCATCGTTTTTGATGTTAAGGCTGAACGAAGAGCAGTAGACGCTGTGTCGTTGGCCGGACGGCTGGGACTTCCGTCGGATTGTGAGGTGTTTTAATATGGCAAGTATCACGAAGGTTGAAATCTGGGAAGATATCGCGGGGAACGTCATCGGGCTTGTGTTTGACCCTGCCGGGGAGCTGGTGAACGCGGTGCAGAATCTGGGCGCACAGCAGCCGCTGCCCCGTCCCGCGCTGGTGGAAGCGGCGCGGCAGGCTTTCCCGTTCGCCCCCACATATGACCCGCACGCATTCGGGGAGCGGTCTCTGACAGACCTGTATACATACCTGAAAGCGTACAATCATCACATCGCGGATATTTTTCCGGAAGCGCCCACGGCGCTTTTTCCGGAACGTGCAACCCCTGCCGGGCTGCAGTTCCTTATTCGCTGGATGTTCTGAAAGGGGGTGAAATTTATGCAGGATATCAACAACAAGCTGGCTGAACTGCTTGAGACCTTGACGGATTTCTTCCAGAATTTCGTTGACGAACTGGCAGAGGTCAAGACGAACGAGAACACCGCAATTTCCCATCTGCAGACCATCGAGCAGAAACAGGACACCATTATTGACCTGTTGCGCACTATCGCAGCCAACACCGCAAAGTAATTTGTTCCACATGGAACATCACTGACAGAAAAAGGAGATTATTATGGCATTCGCAGCAAACAATTGCAAGAACGATGCAGCCCCGGAAGTGGTCAAACCCAAAGTGACCGTGGAAGAACTGAGAGCAGCGGGGGCGTCTGTGTCCCGTGCCCGGCAGATGTCCGACAAGGTTCTGGTGTTCAACTTACGCTTTGGTTGTGTGGACCTCTACAGCATGAGGGCCATTTCCGGCTACAAGGGAGACTTTGTGGCAGCAGGCCAAACCAAGGGCCGGGACGGCAAGTGGTATGACAACTACCGCATTTATCTGAACAAGGGTGCAAATGATGCCATTATCAAGGCCGTGCTGAGTTGCCTTGAGACTGGCAGCATTACCAAGGTGTAAATTATGAGCAAGCGCAACAAAGATATTGCGCTTGACCTGTATACCGGCGACGGCTGGGTGAATATCCCGGCCGTCGCCGCTTTAGGTTGCTGGTGCAATATCATTATAGGCAAACGTCAAGTTGGTAAAACGTTCGGAACGCTGAAATATATGCTTGACGAAAACAAGTATTTTCTGTACATGCGTCGCACCGTGAATGAGTTGCAGGCCGTCGCCGCTGACCCGGACTTGAACCCGTTCAACGCTCTGCAGTCCGTGGGTTATGATATCGGCATTCTGAAAGCTGGCAAAATTTCTTATGCCATCGGCGATATCGAATATACGGACGAAGAGGACAAAGACGGGCGCAAGAAATGGCACATCGGCAACAAGCGTGCCGCCGGCATGGCGCTGCCGTCAATCGCAGGCGTTCGCGGCTTTAATGGCAGCGTGTTTTCAGACCTTGTTTTCGATGAGTTTATCCCCGAACGAATCATTGCAAAGCGCAAGGCTGAAGGCGAAGCACTGTTGAACGCATATGTAACGGTGTGCGGAAACAGAGAGCTGGAAGGAAAGCCCCCCTTGCGCATGTGGCTTTTAGCGAATGCGTTTGATATTTCTAGCCCGATTCTTGAACAGCTGGGATGCACCGACCTTGTGGCGAAAATGTCAAGGAGCGGGCGCGAATGGTGCATGACCGATACGGGGGTGTTTATTGCGATGCCGCATAGTGACCGTATCAGCGACCGCCGCAAGCAAACGGCCTTGATGAAACATCTTGCGGGGAAAGGCGACTTTTACAAAATGGCAATGGAAAATCAGTTCGCATATAATAACCTTGAAAACGTGCGCCCCCGTAGTTTAAAAGGAATGTCCCCCTTGTTCGCGTTCGCTGGGCTGTACGCATACCAGATGGACGAACTTCACTACTATATCTGTGAAAGCCCCCATAGTGGACGGGAGCACTACGGAAGCAGCCCGCAGGCAGCAACGCAGCTGCAGGCCGTGCACCCGGAATTGCGTCCTATGATATGCTTGGGGCAAGTCGATTTTTCGTCTGTCCCCGCTTTGCTCAAGACCCGAGACTATCTTGACGTCAAGGACTGAAGGGTGTATGATTAAGGAGCGGGGGAGCCGCACAAAAGGAACGCCCCGGAAGGGCGAGCGGCTGGCTTTTCCTTTTCCATGCCCCCGCGTTTCTAAGTGCCTTAGAATGCAGGCAATAGCGCCGTACAAAAGGCGCGTACCCCTCTAAGGCACTTAGAAACAGAAAGGGGGTGAATTCATGGTATATTATATGAGTGTTGACGGTAATATCCGGCTGTCTGAGCATTTCAGGCTTTCAGAGTTTCAGTGCAAGGATGGGCAGGATTTTGTGGCAGTTGATTCCCGTCTTGTGGAACTGCTTGAAAACATCCGCAAGGTGTGCGGGGACGCGGTGCACATCAACAGCGGATTCCGCACAGCGAGCTGGAACCGGCAGCAGAAAGGCAGCGCACCCCGCAGCAAGCATCTTTATGGGCTTGCGGCTGATATCTGGGTAGGCCACTACGACAAAAACCGCAAGCCTGTCCGCACAAAGACCCCCGCCGAAGTCGCCGCAATCGCTGAAATCTTTTTAGGGAGCAGCGGCGGCGTTGGCATTTACAAGACTTTCACGCACGTCGATGTAAGAACCGGCTCGAGCCGGTGGAAAGGATGATTCACATGACCATCAACGATATTCTGGCTTTGGGCAAGATGGGTTTCACGGCACAGCAGGTGCAGCAGATGCTTTCTTTGGAACGTGCGCAGCAGGGCCAGCCCATCACGCCCCCGGCACAGAGCGCGGCCCCCGCCGCTCCTGCAGCACAGCAGCCCGTTGCCCCTGACCCCATGGCGGCAATGGCGCAGCAGATTGCAGACCTGACCGCCGCCATCAACGCTAAGAGCGTTCCGACCGCTGGCACGGTGGGCGATCCTGCTCCTGTTACCAGTGTGGAAGATATCATTCTGGGGCTGGTGCAGCCTGCCGAAGTACCCGCAAGCCCCGACTTTAACGCCGTGAAGTGACGGCAGAAAGGAGCTAACAATGGCAAAATCCCGCACCAACATGCCTGAGCTGAAGGGCATGAGCGTGTTCCGCCCGACCGATATCTATACCATTGCCAACGCGCTGGTTAAGGAAGTCACCGGACAGACCGCGACGATTCAGGCCGTCAACACGGCGAGTTTCATTCAGGTTGGGCAGATGTGCCTTGACCAGAGCACGGAAGGGACCCTGCAGGCGCTTTCTAATATGATTGCGCGAACGGTCATTTCCAGCCGCTCCTATGCGGGCCGGTTTACCAGCATCGAGACCGACCGGCAGGAATGGGGCCTGTTCGTCCGTGAAATCGCTTTCTTCTCTGGTGATTTCGACGAGTCGAAGTTTATCAACACCGCGCAGAACAACGACATTCTGGTGGACGGTAACAGCGTGGACATGTACAAAATCAAGAAGCGCTATCCGCTTGAAATGTTCTACGGCGGGCAGAAGGTTCTGAACCAGCGGTACACCACGTTCCGGAACCAGCTCAAGACCGCATTCACCAAAGAAAGCGAGTTCAGCGCGTTCCTTGCGGCAATGACTACCGAAATCGCAAACGACGTTTTCCGCTGGAAAACCGCAGAGAACCGGGCACAGGTCATCAATTTCATGGGTGCGTTGTACAACTCTGACCGCCCTGAATGTCATGTGAACCTGACCAAGGCTTTCAACGCGGCCCGCAGTACGACCTACACCACCAAGGAGCTGCTGACCACCCATCTGCAGGAATTTCTGTCGTTCTTTGTGTCGTGGCTGGAAACTACCAGCGGTCTGATGGAGAACAGCAGCGTGCTGTATCACCAGACCCCCGGGTGCACCGACGACGGCGGCAACACGCTGCATCTGTTGCGGCACACCCCGAAGAGCGAGCAGAAGCTGCTGCTGTATCGGCCCCTTATCAACGACGCGCGGAGCTGGGTCTATCCTGCCATCTTTGGCCCCGGCTATCTGAGTTTCGGAAATTATGAGGGGGTCGATTTCTGGCAGAACATCAACGACAAACCCGCGATTTCCTGCATCCCGTCGCAGTTCGACGTGAACACCGGCAAACAGGTGACGGGCGGCGCGGTCGAGTTGTCCTATGTCGTGGGTCTGCTGTATGACCGCAAGGCCATGGCAACGACCTATTATCAGGATAGTGTGTACACTACCCCGTTCAACATTTCCGGTGAATACTACAACACGGAGCATCATTGGAAGATGAACTATACGCAGAACCCGACGCAGAACGCCATCCTGATGTTCATGTCCGACGAACCGTAAAAGGTTCTATTATAACCCCTACAAACTGAATGTACAGGGGCGGCGCACCGCCGCCCCTGTTTTATTTTAAAGGAAAGTGAGGTTATTATATGGCAGACCATAACGAAGGTATTGAACACGGGTATCATGCGCATTTGGGCAAGGTCTCTAAAAGGGTCAACAGCACAAAGCGCATTGAGTTGTCCGCGCTGCCTGACGAGTTTTCATTTTATATGAAACGGGCCTGCAGCATGGAAACACCTGTGTTTTATGTGCGGTTAAACAGCCTGAACATTTCCCCGCAGTACAACTATTGTTACATCGAAGAAACCCACGCTTATTACTGGATTGAAGATATTACCGCGTTGAACGCCAACAATTGGCAATTTTCTTGCACGATTGATGTATTGGCGACGTTCGCGGACGATATCAAGAAAACAAAAGCGTTTATTGAGTACGGCTTTAACACCGATGCCAGCGGCGTACAATATCGTTTGCAGGATTCCCGGCAGGCGGTTGCAAGGAAACCAACTGTTGCAACTATCACGGCAGATATTACGGATGGTAAACTGGGCGATACTAACGGTATTTATATTTTGTCTGCTGTTGGTAAAAACGGCCTGTTATCTTACAAGATAGACCAAACGCAATTAGAATCTTTATTGACTGCCGTTTCTATGACGTGGGAAGCGACCACAAAAGCCTTTGTACGGTGGGAACTGGCTCTGCCTGAGTTCATGAACAAGCTCGTGTTTGGTGATACCGCAACAAGTTGCATTCGCTCTTGTATCTGGTTGCCCATAGCACAGGGGGGAGCCGGACGCGGTAAGGAAATAACGTTAGGGCAGTTCAACACGGGTGTGTTTGGTCGAGTTGTCACGAAAGACGATAATCTTTCTGTGCATACGGACATTGCGATTCCGTGGCCTGCCGCAGACTGGAAACGTCTGAATTGCCAGATTCAGTTGTACATCCCTATGGTGGGCGTGGTTGGCATTCCCGTTGACCAGTGTAACAACGCCGCAACGGTTGGTGTTGACTGGTGCATGACCTATTTGGACGGCAGTGTTTCGATTAAAGTAACCGCTGGAAGTTATTGCTGTTATGTTGGTTCCACGAACATTTCCAGCGTGTACGGCATCGGCACTTCCAACATTGACCCCGTGAAAGCGGTTTCTGGCTCTATTGCTGCCGTCGGTTCCGCGCTGCAGTTTGGCGGGGGCGTCGGCGCAACAATGGGGCCGTTTGGAGCGGTTGCCGGGCTGGCTTCTGGTGCAGAGGGCGTCAAGCAGAGCATCCAGCCCATCAATCAGTGCGTCGGCATGACCACAGGCGCAAGCCAGACACTTCTCCCGACGGAAGCGCAGTTGACTTTATTGTACTATCCACCCATTGACGACGCAGGGTATCAAGGTTTATATGGCTATCCCGTTATGAGGGTTGCGACCCCGGCAAATGGGTATTGTAAAACGCGCGGATTTTCCGTTGCGGCACCTATGGCAACCGGTTCCGAAACAGCGTATATTAACGCCGCTATGGACAGCGGAGTGTTTATTGAATAGGAAGGTGAAGCGTTAAGAAACGTGCCAGCGGCACGTTTTAGCGCACCCGTCCCGTAGGGTGGGCGGCATACTGACCGCCGCCCAAGGGACACCTTAAACACAAATCGAACGGCGCCGCCTTAGCGGCGAGAAAGTGAGATGTCTTATATGTATCAGTGCTATCAGGGGAACTATGACACACAGGCATGCGGTGGGTTTCGTCCCCCGTCTCTGAGTACGGACGTACTCAACTACTGGGAGCGTTCGTTTTTCCAGCGTATGCGGGCACTTTATAAAATCCATGGTCTGCCGGAAGCAGGCCCCGGGCAAATCGGCTGGGACTATGACGCGTTTCTTTACCAGCTGTTGCGCATGGGATATGCTGTTGTGTTCAATTCTAAAACATACGGCCTTGTGGTGCAGCCGGGAGCGCCTACCGGCTTTGGTTTGCAGTTCCAGCCACGCGGCATGATGGTACAGACCCCTTTTTTCCAGTTTGACAGACCGCTTGAAATCGGCACAGAGTGCGCCGTTATCAAGCTGACCCCCGACTATCGCGGGGTCTGGGATATCATTGAAAAGTACGCCGTTGAAATGCAGCAACTTGAGGTGTCTATCCGGCAAGCCGTCGTTAACAGCCGCTTTGCCTATGCTGCCATCGCCAAAGACGACAAAGACCGTCGCACCCTTGAGACAATCTTTGAACAGCTGGAAAACGGCAAACCCGCCATTGTCGTAAACGGACAGTTGCAAAAACCTGTCATGAACAAGTCCGACGCACAGTATCAGCTGCCTATCATGCAGCTTGACCGCGATTTGTCGAAAAACTTTATCCTGCCCGACCTGTACGATTTGAGACGCAAGACGCTGCAGGACTTTTACAGGGAGCTGGGAATTCGGGTGCAGCCCGATAAGAAAGAACGGCTTGTGACAAACGAGAGTGCCAGCGCGGACGCTGAAACGTACAATCGCCGGGAAGTCTGGAAGATTTCTCTTGACGAGTCGGTGAAAGTGTGCAATGATATGTATGGAACACAGATTTCTATCGAAATCAACGAACCACCAGAGCTGAAAGAAGGGGGTGCAGATAATGCCGATGTACTGGGGGAGCATGACGAACCAGAACAGCACGAACCAAAACAGTGACGCAATCGACCGCGCGTGTCGTCTCCTTTGCAATATCCCGGAAGGTCTCTTTCGTGATTTCAAAGTTCCCGTTGGCATGGATAGGGAACTTGCTATCCATATCATCATGCGGGAGCATGGGCTTGCACCTTTGTACCGGCCTGACCCCTTTTGGATGGTTGACGCTATCCGGTATTGGGTACAGGAGAGTATGCCCATCTGGGAAAAACTCTATAGCACTACACAGCTAAAGTACAACCCCATCTGGAACACGGATGTGCAGGAAAGAACAACCGACGTCCGTACCACTGACCGCGATACCACGCAGGACAGAACCGCCGTCAATCGTGGCAAGAGCGGGCATACCGTGGGACAGGTGACGACCGGAGACTATCACGAAACCGGTAGCACGGAGCTGCACGACGAAACCGCAGGAACCGGGCATACGGAAACCGAAGGAAAGTCTGTGACCGACGACACAAGCACCACCACGACCGCCAACAAGACGGATGTCGCGGGAACGGATAAAAAGACCACGGAAAGCACAAAGAACCTTGACCAGACTGTGACCCGGGATATTAGCCCCGAAAATGCCCCGGACTACCAGCCCGACGACCAAACCCACACGGTGGCAGAGGAGACTTTTAACAGCACCGAAAACGGGGAGCATAAAGAGACTACCGATTTCGCCGGCACATCTTCCACCGTCGCGAATTCGACCACTGTAACAACCGGAACGTCCGACACAGAGACCCACGGGCATGAGGACCAGACCACCGGGAGCCAGACGGACTGCACGACCAAAGGCACGACCGACACGAAAACAAAGGCTCACGATATCCGGCACGAAGATGCTAAAGAGGTGGGTAAAGAGAAAGTTACCGACATGTATAACCATGGCTGGATTAAACAAGGCAACATTGGCGTTACCACTACCCAACAGATGATTGACGCCGAACGCAAAACCGTCTTGTTTGACGTTTACATGACAATTGCCAATGACTATCACGCAAAGTTCTGTTTGGACGTGTATTAAGGGGGGGGCGGTACAGTGGAAACGATTGTTGCCGCCATTATTACAGGTATCGTCACCCTTGCGGGCGTCCTGATTGCCAACAGCAAATCACAGGCCGTCACAGACGTAAAGATTGAAGAGCTGACCCGGGAAGTCCGCAAACACAATTCCTTTGCTGAAAAAATCCCCGTCATTGAAGAGCAAATCAAAGTCGCAAATCATCGAATAGATGATTTAGAGCATACACACCTGAAAGGAGATAATTATGGATAATCTTCACATTTCGGCTGGTACTATTGCACGCACCCTTGTGCTTGTTCTGGCTATCGTCAACCAGATTCTGAGCGCATGCGGCAAAAGTCCCCTGCCCATCGAATCGGAAACTCTGGAACAGCTGGTAACGGCGGGTTTTACCACCGTGGCCGCCCTGATTGCATGGTGGAAGAATAACTCGTTCACCAAGAATGCGCTCAAGGCTGACGCCCTGCTTGCGCAGCTGAACGGCAAACACTAACTGACCGACCCCCGCGCAAGCGGGGGATTTTATGAAAGGAGTAGCTTTATGGCTGACGAAACGAAGAACCCCGATATCAGCACCCCGTTTATCTTTCAGACGTCGCCCCCGTATGCTGCACCCGGTGACCATTACCAGTACGACCTGTATTGGCTGGTGAACCAACTCAAGCAGGCGTTGAGCAACACGGAAACCTTGCGGCTGCATGATATCGGGCAGGATTCCCGTCTTGACGGTCTGGACGCCCTGACCGCGCAGCTGAAAGAAGCGACGTGCCAGCTTTTTGCAAAGCTGAAAGCGGGCGACTTCACCAAAGATACGTTTATCGAATGGGTCAACACCAACATGACCGATATCATTTATCAAATGGTGCGGTTTGTGTTCTTTGGCCTTGACGATGACGGGCATTTTGTTGCCTATATCCCCGCAAGCTGGGAATTCCTGCACTTTGATACTCTGCTTGACCCCGATAAACCGGGATATGGGAATCTGGTCGTTTACTACTGAGAAAGGAGCAATTCATTATGGCAAACTGCAATTGCAATGATTTCCCCATTTCGTGCGCACCTCATGCGCCGGGCGGTGACTGCTGCCATCCGCACGGATGCCCGCCGCACCCACATCCGTGTCCCCCGCCCCCGTTCAAAGGCGGCACGTCTATGTACATCGGTGCGCGGTATGTCCCGATTTTTGCCGACCCCGTGGAGTGGGACGACGAACGGGAGTATGAGCCGTTGACCATTGTCGTCCATAACGGCGACTGCTACACCTCTAAGTGCTATGTGCCGAAGGGGGCACATCTGCCCCCGTACCCGGAAGGACAGACCAAATACTGGGTCAAGACGTCCGATTATAATTATCAGTTCGCAGACCTCAAGAAAACCGTCACCGACTTGTCCCGGCTGGTTGAGCAGTTCCAGAAAGACAACGAGCGGTTCACCGAACTTATCAACGGTTGGAACGAGAAGGTTATTCAGTGGGAAAAGGATATGGCGGCATGGGGCGAACGTCTGGACGCTGTCGAATCCAACGTTGCTGACCTGACTGCCAGCCTGAACGCCGAAATCGACCGCGCAAAGGCCGCAGAGCAGGCAAACGCTGCTGCCATTGCGCAGGAGACCGCCGAACGCAAGCAGGCCGTTTCTGAGCTTGACGCGGCCTATAAGGCAGCAGACGCCGCCGAAGCACAGGCCCGCGCGGAAGCGGATGCTGCTCTGAGTAACCGTATCACCACCAACAAGACCGATATCGACGCTATCAAGGCTGAACAGGTCATTCAGAACACCAACATCAGCAACAACGCAAAGAACATTGCTGATAACTCTGCAGAAATCGCAAAGCACGCGGCACGGCTGACCAGTCTGGAAAGCAATGCCAGTGACTGGGATTCTGTTTTCCCTGACACTACCATTGCGCAGGAAGTTCAGAAGGAAGAAGCGGCACGCGCTAACGGTGATACAGCTCTGAACGGGCGTTGTGATGCCATCGCGGCAGACGTGGAAGAGGTGCGGGACATCGCGAACCACAAAGTCGATACCACGACCTACACGGCAGGACAGGCCGCACAGGATGCAAAAATCAATACCGCGCAGGCTGCAGCCGATAAGGCAAATGCCAATATTGGTGACTGGGAGACTGACCACCCGGGCCAGACTATCAGCCAGTGTGTGACGTCGCAGGAAACGGAGCTGGAAGAGCACGCGGGAGACATTGCCCGTCTGGAAGCGGATAAAGCGGATAAGAGCGAAATTCCGGATGTGTCGGGGTTCGTGACTACCCAAACTTACACGCAGGGGCAGGCAGCACAGAATTATAAAACTCAGATTCCTGAAGGTGGCGTTCGTATTCAGACGGCTGGTGTCTACTGGAACCTTGACTCTTATATCAAGATGACGATTCCGCTTTGGGTAATTCCATCTAACTGGGATATTCAGTGGAACCAGCAGCCGGACCTGACCGTTCCCCAGCTTCCGACGTCCGGACTGATTGAGTTGTTTAACCCGAAAACGGGGACCTTTACCAATAAGGCATATGAGTCTTTCTGTGCTTGTTTTGACGCTATCAACGGATGCCTGGAATTCTACCTGTTCTGTGACGCTTATGACCTGCCTCAGGCAGTAATGGTAACGGGTCTTAAAAAAGTTCAGGACTCAATTCCTACTTATTACCCTACTGTATCTATGCTTTGGAACGCCTAACCGTCACCGCCCTGCAAGTCATTCTTGCAGGGCTTTTCTTGTATACATTATCGACGTGGCAACTAAGAATAATTCTTACATCATTGCTTTACTGTCCTAAAGTGAGCGCTTTACTGTCGTGAAGTCCGGAACCGATTTCGGCGCGTTCGGCATTGTGCACAAAAATAAGTGAAATATTGGGGGAAATTTCGGCGCGCTTTAGCACTTTAAAGTGGTAAAGATTTTAACTTT